GACCTCAACAAGCAGGTTTGATATTGCCCGCGCTCCGCGCTCCGGCTCTACCCCGCCCTCAGCAAGTGCCGCCGAAAACAAGGAACTGTTCGGGGCGCTTTCCGTTGTCCTTTTTTCAATGACCGGCCCGGGCAAGGCGGCAAACGCGGCAATACTGAACGTTGTGGCTTCGATGCGTGCGGCTGCGCTTGCCACTACGACAATGACAACGGCAACGGCGGCGAACACTGTAGCAACGAACGTAAGCGCGGTAGCGACACGCGCCCTCGCAGCGGCACAGGCGGCGCTACCGCTGCTTGCGTTGGTTGCGGGGATATACTTGATTGTTAAGGCGTTCGAGTCATACAACAACTCGCTTAGCGCAGCCGAAAAGGCGAGCCGTGCCGTATCCGAAGCGCAAAAGGACATTGCCGAATCCAGCGCGGCGGAAATAGTTGCCCTTGAGTCTTCAATAGGCGTACTCAAGGATTCAGCGGCATCGCAGGAACAGCGTGCGGCGGCAATAAAATCGCTTACGGACAAGTACCCCGAATACCTCAATGGCATTGACCTTGAAACGCAAAGCGTGGCAGCGCTGACAACCATCCAGCGTGAACTTACAGATGAAATAATCCGTGGCGCGGCGGCACGGGCAAAGACGGCAGCCCAAGAAGCAATTACCAGCAAAATAATTGAAAAGGAGTTGAAGGTTGCCGAACTTCGGCGGTCAATTCAGGCAGGTGAGTTTTCGTTTCAGGATCGGGAATTTATTATCGGCACAGAGACGGCCAAACTTGCCAAACTTCGCGAAGAACTTGAGGAAACAGGCAAGCAGTTTGACAACGTTTTCAAACTCAACCAGCCTGTAAAATCTTCGGTACTGCCGATTGTTGACCCGAAGGCAATTCAGGAACAGGGCGAAGATGCAAAAAACGCGGTCAAAAAGGTCGGTGAAGAACTGACTAAAGAGGAACAAAAAGCAGCCGAAAAGGCGCAAAAGGAACGCGAAAAGGCGGCAGAAGAAGAGGCCAAACGCGTAGAGGATCAACAAAAGCGAATCCTTGACATTCAGCGCACGGTACGCGACCTGAACATCACCGAGGAAAGTGAGTTTCAGCGCAAGGTTGAAGAACTGGACAACCGCCGCACGGACGCGCTCGTACAGAACCGGCAGCGCATTGATACGCTGCGCAAGACGGTTGAGGATCGCACCGGCACGAAGATCACAGGGGACGTGTCCACGGGCGCGGCGCTTTCCGCACAGATACCGAACGCCCGACCGGCAGACATTACAGAGGCCAACCTGATTGACGCAGAAACCGAGGCGCTGAAAAAGTCGTTCGACAACCAGCGCACGGAACTGTTCGCCGAGCGCAAAAAGACACAGGAAGCGCAAGAGGCGCAACTACGCCAACTGCTTGCCGAGACGGCACAGATAGCCGCCGATAACGAGGCACAGGTTGCCGTGTCCGTTCAGCAGGACGTGCAAAGGTCGTTCAGCGAAAGGCGCGAACTGATTGAAAAGGAGTTTTCGCTACGGCAGACGGCAAACGAAAACGCATTGGTTCGAGGCGAAATCAACCGAAAGGAATTTGAGCAGCGCGAACTTTCCGACAGCATCGAGCAGACTAACCGGAAACTCCAACTTGAAACCGAATACGCCACCCGTATTTCCGAAATAGTTACGCAGGTTCGGGACGTGAAGGTTGCCGCCGCACAGGCTGAACTGGACGCGCAACTGCTTGCGATTGAACAACGCCGAAAGCAGGACGTTTCCGGCGCGGAAACAACGGCAAAGGAAACCGGCACCGATGCAAGCGCACAGGTATCGGCAATAAACGAAAAGGCGGCTACGGATGCAGAGGCGGCACAGATACGTTTTTCCGACGCGGTTAAGGCCACGACAGAAGACGCGAAGGCGACGCAGTTGCAGGCTATTGATTCGGTTGAGGCGGCACGGATGGTCGCCCACGATGCCGAACTTGCCCGTGCCGAAGAGGAAAAGCAAAAGCGTGCAGAAATCCGCGACGCGGCAATAAGCGCAGCCGGGGAAATAGCGTCCGGCATTCTTGCCATTCAGCGCAACAATGACCAAGCCGAAACAGAGGAAAAACTTGCCGCCATTGACGAAGAATATGAGAAAAAGAAGACGGCAGCGCAGGGCAACGCCAAGTTAATCGAAAAACTCGAAAAGGAACAGGCGAAGAAAAAAGAAGCAGTAGAAAAGCAGGCAGCCGAAAAGCGCAAGCAGCAAGCGATTATCGAAGCGATTATCAACACGGCACAGGCAATAATAAAGGCGGCGCCAAACCCGCTGCTGATGGCCTTCGCCGCCGCCGTCGGGGCTGTGCAGGTGGGCGTAATTTCTTCGCAGAAATTCGCAAAGGGTGGTTTCACGGACAAGGACGGCGAGACGGGCGTTTACCCGAAGCCGCTGTACGACGCGCTGCCTGACTTCACGCGGGGCGGGATGACCGGGGCCGGAACGCCGCACAGAGATGGCACAGGCCGCCGGGTGGCCGGGAAGATACCTGGATCAAACGCCGTCGTACACGCTGGGGAATACGTTGCCCCGGCATGGCAGGTGCAGGCGATGCCACACCTTTTCGGCGGACTGGAGCAGCAACGCCGTACCCGCTCAAAGCCTTTTGCGTCTGGAGGGTTTACAAAGAAAAATTTTGGTAACTTTGTGCATGTTAAGCCGTACGCGAACGGCGGGTTTTCCGACCCAATTATCGGGCTGCCAAACTCTACCGAATTTCAGCGGCAAACGATAGCCGTAACGGCATCGGCTGAATTTACGGACGCACAGGTAGCGCAGATTGGCCGCATAATTGCAGCGGAAAACGGGCGCGTTGTGCGCACAGCGATTGGCGAAGGGCTTGGCGACGCAAACCGCCGTTTAGAGCGGGAGCGTTCTTTGGAAGAACAAAGGACAATTTAGATATGGACACACAAACAATCGAAGGCCCGGTAATTTCCTTTATTTCGTCTGACAAAAAGGCGAAAGACAAGGCAGCGCAGGTACGCTACACCGCCGCCGCATTCAAAAGGCTTGACGGCAAAACGATAATCATTGTTCAATGCAACTTTGGCAGCGCCCCCGAACTATTTGCACAGGCAATAGCGCGGGACTACAAAAACCTTGTGGGCCTTAAAATGAGTTACCTTGCACACAACACGCTCGGAGCAGAGGTGTGTGTCATAAACTACAATTAAAAAAATGGCATTAACGCCCGTACTCGCACCAGCACTTGCCGCCGACGGCCCGATACCTGTTTCCGACTGTCTGCTTTGGACGTTCGCTCCAGATGACGCAGACGTAGTTTCAACGCCAGGCGTTGCCGCCTCGCTCGTTGTCGTATTCCCGTCCAGCCCGTCCGCCCCGTCAAACGGGACAGAGTTCACAATGTGGGGCAACGTGTTCGAGATTCAATCCGGCACGGACTTCACGGCAAACTCGTTCAAGGTGGTGGCCGGAGACGCAAACGACACGATCAGCAACTTCGTGAGCATGGTCTTGGCAAACTATTTTTTTGCCAGCGCCTTGACGGTTGATGCCGACTACGGCACGCGAACGGTAACGCTCACATGGAACGAGTGCGGGGAACAGCCGCTTTTCGGCAGCGAGCAAATGGATTTCACGGACATTACAGGCACGGCCATAACGTCGGCAACGCCCACGAACGGCACTACGCCGGTGTACGTTAATGGGTACAAGTTCGCGTTCAGAATGCTTCGCACGGACATTGTGGACGATGCCAACAGCGGATTTGTGACGGCATTTGAGGCTATGGAGCCATATCGAGACTGCACTGGCAGTGAAGATGTTGGCTTCAACGGAATGCCGACGGCGCGGCGGTTGCTGAAAACAGAGATGCCAGCGCTGGACAACTCGCACCCGGCGGTCACGTTTGACGGGCCGATCCAATACTTTTCCCTGCAATACGGTTGGGTGTACCGCGACGCGAACGCAAACGCCCGTTCTGGCGAGTTTGCCACCACATCCCGCAGCGCCGTTTGGAACGCCTACTTTGAGCCGGATGACGTGTACAAGGTTCGGCGGTACTGGCCAGGCGCTACGGGCGGGCTGCCAGCCGGTCAACTTCACGTCAGGATGTTGACGCAGCAACCGAACCCGCATCACCTTTTGAAAAAATCAAAGGCGTGGTTTTGGTACATGGTGAACGACGCGGTACAGACGTACACGAACATCCGAATGCGGATAGTTGCGTACAAAAAAGACGGGACGAGCGTCACAGACACCCATGTAGTACCTAATTCGAGTTTCGGTATAAACGCCGTCAACGTGTCCCCGTCCTACGTTGTCTCACTTGGTCTTTCAGGCGTTACGATTGACACGCTTTCCTACTACGATGTTGCAATTTTCAAGCAGAACAGCGCAACGCCTACCGATGTGACACAGATCACAGAGGCGCACACGATCTACGTCATTGACATTTGCGACAGCGACCGGCACACGGACATTTACTTCCTTGACAAACTCGGCGGCATTGGCACGTTGCCCTTTGAGATAATCGAAGAAACGGCAAGCCAGACGGGAGACGAAATCCTTTTGGACGTGCCGTGCAGCGCAAGCCGTGCCGACAAAGCCGCCTACGGCGGACGCACACTGTCAAACATCCGATCGAACATGGTGCTCACCCTTCGCACCTTTTTCAAGGGCGGCGATGAGTATGTCAATTTCTTTCGCAGCATGAAACTTTCCCCGCAGCGGTGGATACGAACGACCGACGAAACCGGGGCGTTCATTGCCCGTAAATTCATCGTTGAGCCTGGCGGGGTAAAGGTGTTCCAGGAAGGCGCAAAGGTGTCCCTTGAGGTATCCGGGTACATGGGAGACATTGTGATTCAATCCGGTAGCGAACCTGAAATTTGAGAGATGGAAACCGCTTTGATAATCATATTTTTTGCCTTCGTATTGCCCTGGATTCTTGAATTTTTCAAGACCGGGAAAAGCGACGGACTTTGCGACAACTGCGACGGCGAAGGGTATTTCCCGAAGCCGAATTCAACA